TTTATGGCCAAGCGTGGGCAGTGTCGCAAAAATAAGTGTACACACTGCCTCTGCGCAGTTTGTTACCAAACTGCATAAGGCTACGCTAATTAAAGTTGTGATCTAAAAACCGGACTATCCGGGCAAAATTCGATCAACAAATTTAAATACGGCATAGTCCAGAGCTAACAAGCTCCCCCATCGACCACCGATGGGTAAGATTTTCTTCTTCGCTAGCAAATCTATATAGCTACATTTTATTCAGAGTGTCTGTCTCTGTCCCCAGCAATTACGCTGGAGAGTTGGCCTCATAATACATGGGAGGTAAACCTGTAAAGAAATAAGTTTGGAAATCCTCCCCCGCAGCTGCATAAACATCTACGGTGGTGGAATTCGAATCAACAAACTCAGAATTCAAATACATGTGAATATCCCATGCGGGGTCAAACAACTGTTGAGAAGTAAGATTCTCAAACTTACCAGGCGAAAAACGGAAATAAGATTGATATGGTACTTCAACCTCAAGTGCACCGTTAATTTGGTTAGTTGTTAAGGCCAGACCCCTTGCACCAAACAGCGGATTCTCATAAAGAGGAACGTTGTTTATAGTGGCTGCAACTTTATTAGCCATGATGTCTCTACGTGCTGTGACATCAGAGGCGTAAGTGTTGAGGCCACTCCTTACAACAGCATATGCTGGCGCACCTGGCTGATATACTGATCTTTGGACTTCAATTCGATCACCTCGATCTTGAAAGCCACGTGGTACTAACTTATACCGGATTGAACCTCGGCTACCTTGAAAGGCTGTTCTAACCCAATGTAAAAGTAAAGTATTACAGTAATTGTAGGGCGCAGCAAGTGTAGTTGTATCAACAGCTCCAGAAACATTTCCTCTAAAATATGGGAAAGCAGGAAACCGCACCGCTACAGCTTGGGGTATATTATCTGTCTTAGGTATAGTATTCCACAACGAGAACCTTTTAAGTAATGGTCTAAACGATGTTATCGCTTCACCCATAAAAACCTTATTAAGTTCACTATCGTATGCTGGAGGTAAACCAAGAATATCTCCCGTAGTCTGAAGGGGTTTATCCATTTCCATTTCTCTCATACCATCAGTGTCTACATCACCAGATTGTGGTTGCAACACAAATCTAGAGAAGTAATCGTCAGGTGATGCAACTTCGAAGTCATCACCCGCAGAAATATAGACATTGATTGTGATGTCATTGTCAGCAACGCTATTTGGAGATGTGAGATCGTTAAGGACGACGACCCCAAGTACTCCATTACCGGGCATCTTGCTGGAATATCTAGAAGTTCCAAACATAGTAGCAAGACCATCTTGACCGGGATCAGAATGAGTCAAATACGAGAACTCTTGTCCCATACCAACTTCCACTGTAAAATCCATTTCTTCTGCAATGTCAACAATCTTCAAACTGTTTACATTATATTCGGAAAATGTCAAATAAGTGTTGTTGGATATGTAATTAGGATCCCATATAATCTTCAATCGTCCTTTATGGAAAGTTGAAGCCACAACCTGAAAGCGAAATTTCATTGTCCCCCTCCAATATTGAAAGGGTAAAGCTGCAAAGGCACAAGCAGGAAAATGATATTTTACAGGTGGACCTGTGGTTTCATTCCAAAGAACTGGAGAAACACGACAATTCCATAGAAAGGACTCAGCACCAGCACCAGTTGCCCAATTAAACGAGGTAAGATAGGACTCTCGTTTAGCTATTTCCTTAATAGACAACGGATCTGCACCACCAATTCCACTAATCCGAGGATCAATGGTTAACTCCTGTTTATCATCTACTGTCAGTTTTAAAGCAGTATCTGGTACATTAGTCAAAGCCAAAGAGCTAACTTGTGTGGGTTTATAAGGTTCAGGAGATTTGGTTATGCTAGGACGACTATATCCAAAAATACGAGCCATTCCAGCAACAGCTGATGCACCTATCTCAGTAGCAAGAGCGAATGGTGCTATATAAGGAATTCCCTTAAAATAAGCAGCAAACTTAGCTACAGATGTTGCAGGTCCACTAACGACGCCAGTTCGGTTAGCATCGTCAATTTCTCCAGACTGTGGAGCAAGAGTATTTGTGTCAATAGAAGTAAGAACACTCATACTCACATTCTCAGCCCAAGCAAACACTGAAATGGTAACACCATCTGTGGAACCATTGGCATGTTTCAACGGATTAAGTGTCCGCACGCGCAATATTCCC